GCCTTATATAATTTAGTTGAGTTTTGACTTCTACCTAAAGTATCTGTTCCTCTTCTCGCCACAGTATCTTTACCAACTATCCTACCAGTTGACAATGGCGAAAGCCTTGTAGCAAATGGGGAGATCGTACCGTCTGCTATAAGAGCAGAAATAAAAGTGCTGTTACTCGCGTTGTTTGGATCTCTAAGTTTTGATCTTGCTTCTTTTGTATTTAAATCTACCTTTGACACTCCGCCATAATGTGCTGTACGATCTAACCTGTTAAACAATTGATTAAAGTCATCTACGTGAACTCTCTTAATTGCTACTCCAGAATTTTCTAAAGCATCATTTATTATAGAAGTAGTAGGCGGAACGGTGTTAGAATCTGCAGCTAAGGTATTATTTACTGTTGTCGAATATCCTCCAGGTGATGCAGCTCCTAATGCAGCTGTTGCAGCTTTATTAGCATCAATGGCTTCTTTGGCAGTACCATTTAAACTGCCATGAAACGTTGTAGCATACATTGCTGTAGCATGAACAGACGTAGAATTAACTCTTGGTATATGTGCAGTATGACCATAATAAACCATATTATTGCCACCTATTGTTCCGCTGTCACCTAACACTGCAAGTGATGATGCTGTAATGTTTGCGCTCTTAGTTGAAAGAGTTACTTCTTTTTCTGCTGTCATTGTCAGCGTGCCACCTGCGGCATAGTTATGATCTACTTGAACGTTTTCAGCAAACGATCCTTTTATAATATCATTTTTATCTCCATGTATAAGAGTGGTGAAACCGCCACCGATTGTTTCTGATTTACTACCTACGATTTGAGTTTCAACTGTACCTGCTACATCTGTAATTAATCCTCTTCTTATATTTTGTTCCATGTCGCCTTTAACATTAACGTTAAAGTCTCCACCAACTTCTACGTCAAAATCACCTGCAACTTTTAGTTTTAAGTTACCATTGTATTGTAACTCGCCATCACCATCGACTACTACTTTTTCATCTTCTGCTGTTACTCTTACAGTATTTTTAGTCGATGAATACACAACTGAACCGTCTGCTCGCATTTCTACACCTGAACCAGAATTATGTCTTATCATTACTCTTTCGGAACCTGGTGTATCATCATACTCTACGATATGGCCTGATGCGGTTTCTTTGACTTGTGAGTTAGGATACGTTGATACTGATTCTTCGTTTAAATCAAAATTTATATCTTTTACAGAACCACCTAGTTCAACGTTAACTCTTTTAAATCCTCTTGCTATCTCGTTAACAGAAGAAATCTCTTCATATTCTACTTTAGGAAAGACACCACTAGGATCAGAAAAACCGTTTTCTTTGTTTTTTAATGAGTTAGCTTTTCCTTCTGGTACAGTAAAGTTTTGAGATTCCATTGACATGATTTATTCTACCTTTTAAACAATTTTGATAAGTTGCTAGTGTCTAGTTTTTTAGCTATTGTGTCTATTGACATTTTATTTGCATCGACGCCACCAGTAAGTTTGCCAATAATTGCGTCGCCTTGTAGCTTTGCTGCAGAGTTTTTAGGATCGTTTATTGCTTGAGCTATGCCTTTATCAATATCAAGCTTTCCTTTCTTAAGATCATTAAAGGCTTTCAATCCGTTATTTAGATCTGCTTGAGCGTCTGCTGGCAACTCTTCACCGGTTGCTAAGTCTATGTTTGCAATATCTCTTTGTATCTTACTAAAACTAAAAGGTTCTACAGATTTTGTCTTAGAACCTTCGGCTATGACTGCAGGTTTTGTAAATACAAGTTCTTTTCTGCTAGGGCCATTTGTGCCTGCTTCTGGATCTTCTATGGAATTAACTTTACCAAACACATCTCTTAACGAGTCCATATCTATTGCAGGTCCTAGTCTTGATGGTTCTAATTCGTAATCACCATACACATTGATACCTGCTATTGTTGTATATGCTTTTGATAATAGTTTTTTTAGTGATGCAAGTTGTTCGTCATTAACAGGGTTTTCTGTGTTTGCAACGATCGTAACTTGAACGCCTGTCAGATCGAAAGATATCGAAGTGTCAGGATTTCGAACCTCATCGATAGGTCGGCCTCTTTGTATTCTTCCGTCTGTTAAAATAAGATAGTGAGCTTGTATTCCGTAAATTTTAGGAGTGGCATTTATTTTTGCAAGTGCGCTTTTAGTGCTGCCTTCTCTATCAGTTAAATTTTTTAAATCACTTACTTTTGATATTTCATGTATCGAGCTAGCGTTTACTTTTTCAGGTGGACCCCAAAGCTTATCAGTCCAACCTACAATAAACGCTATCACTTCATTATTAGTTCCAGTTTTCATTCTTGAACTATTTTCAAATTCACTTTGTAGCTCATCAGACGTATCTACAAATTCAAACTTATGTGTCTTTGGTGTATTATAACCAGACCAAGTTGATTTATTAAAACCAAGATTCGTTATTACGCTTGGCGACATATCAGGCGTACGATTTCCTTTTTGTATTAGTTTACTTGTGTTTGTATCTAGCGAAAGTTTGCCAGTAAGAGGATCAACACCTTCTATAATGTTTGGTATTTCTGGTCCGGGTCCACCGAATGCGTCTAATGAAGGTGGCACTACGCCATCTGGTAATCCAGCCATGGCATTTTTAATACTTGGAGGTAATTTAGCGGTTATTCCTTTTACCTTTCCTAGTAAGTTTGCAAAAACATTCGATCCTGATCTACCTGCACCTGGGATTAACGCGCTTGGATCTAAATCTACGCCTGCGTTTTGAGCTTCTTTAAGTTTCGATTTAACTTCTGTTTGCACCTCTTTAGTCATTTTACTTTCGACAGTGATACCTGCATCTTTATCCTCTATCGCTGTGGTCGCCTGATCTATAACCTTTTGTGTTAGACCTGCAGGTAAGACAGCTTTTGCTTCTGTCTGTATTTTTTCTGATGGTGCAGTCGTGTGAGTTTTTAGTTCATCAATTATTGAATTAACGCTGCCTTGTGTAAAAACTACTTTGTTTAAATTAACATTAGACAAATTAGTTTTTTTAAATAACTTTGTTAAGTTTGTAGTTTGTGAAGAAGTTTTATCGCCTGATCCGTCTGCTGCGCCGGGCTGCAGCTGTGCTATTCTAACTCTTTTAACAAAGTTTGCAGTAGGCTTAGCGCCAGTTTGTAAGCCTTTGAATCCGCCGAACGTTGCACCTGAAAGGTTAAATGGTGACGCATTACCAACAATCTCTTGAACGTTAAGACTAGCAGCCGCGCCTTTCATAGGACCACCAAGATCTGCAATCATTTTTTGTTGAAAAGCAAGCATTTCTGGTGAAGCTGCGGCTTCAAATTCAGCCTGTGTTACTTCTGGCTTTTCATAATCTATTCTAATTCTTTGGTGAAAGCTTCTTAACGATATGCTAGTTCCATTAAAAGTATACTGAGAAGTGTCATCAAATATTGATGTAAGATTAGTAGTCGAAAAAGCATTCTTATCGCTCGTTTGAGTCTTAGCGACTCTTATGTCTATAAGTTTTGCTATAACTTCTGGACGGCCTATCGTCAGTACGGTACCATTAAACGTACTATTTTCATTGGCACCTCGAGGCTTATCGCCAGCCTTCATGTTAATAAATGATTTATCAGCCATTATGCTGCTCCAATTCCTAATTTTCTATTTATTTCAATCGCATTAGCAATTCTTAAATCATTTCTGGCTTCTTTCTTACCCTTATTAGGACCAACTAGTATTGTTTTTAATGAAGGCCTTTCATATTTTTTACTAAAAATCAGAGCAGCTTCTTCTGGTGTTTGCGCCTTTCTTAACTTACCAAGACCTAGGTAAGGATATTTGCCAAGTTCATATACTATGAACTTTAATTGAGCATATAAAGTTCTATAGTTTAGATTAGAATCTTTACAAAATCTTTTAAGCTCTTGTAATCGAAAACCTGCAGCCTTACTTGGATTCCATTGAGCTATTCCAAAAGATCCTTCGTCCTTAAATCCTGATACTATCGTTGGGTTTATATTTTTACCAGACTCTTGCATTAAGTTACCAACTATCCCTGCCGCCTGTGCTGGTGTAAAAGATCCACCTTCTTTTGATAGAAAAAAGTTATATGCTTTTTCAGGATTGGTGTTTCCTATCAAATTACCTTCATTTACTGAAGGTACACCAGGTCTTACTGCAGGTGGAGGCGCACTAGGAACAACCGATGTTCCGTCATACTCATTTTTAACCGAAGGTGCTTCTTCAACATCGTTTCTTTTTGTTTCTACTTTAGGTATAGATCCCAATACCAAAGGTAATTGTGAATCTTTACCGTCTAAAAATATTCCAAAAACTTGAGCTCTGTTTTTTATTTGTGAGTTTGCACCAAGTCCAGATGTACCACCTTCAGTAACAGGTATGGAGACAGTGGCCCATGGTAAATCTTCATTTGGTATGTCCACTGTATTTGAGGTATGAATACCATACACTCTTACTCTCACCCTGTCAAGCTTCAAAGGATCATTAACATCTACTATGGTGCCAATAAACCATCTTACTTGATCTCCATAGTATTCACTTTCTGGTATGTGTGCGTATGCCATTATACGTTAACTTCCTTTCCAAGAGATGCCACTTTACCGCATAGTAATTCACTTGAAACCTTATCACCATTGAAAGAATGCTTGGCTCCTATTATTAAATAGTCACCTGATTTTTTTAAGTCTTTTGAAGCAGTTTGTGTGTCTGAAGTTGGATCAGCATCTAAAAATAATATTCTTATAGTTTTTCCTAAAGTATAATTATTATCACCTGTTAAAAATTCTCTACCTTTTACAGTAACACATAAAGGCGTTTTAGATAAGAAACCCTTTATTGCTTTACTTGTAACATGTTTCATATGATCACCGCCTAAAGTTTCATCACTGTAACTTCTAAAGCCTGCATTATATGATCCTCCTCTATAACTACCAATAGAAGATATTTTACTTATGACTTTAGAATTGTAAGTTGATAAATTTGATCCTTTTACTTTATATTCAGGCCCATAGTTATATTTTGAATTTTCACCACCAAGAAGATTTTGTACTAATAAACTTTTGAATACATTATCAACATCAAAATGTTTTGTTTCAGATATGCCTCTATGAACGTCATAAAAACTGTATGAAGCTCCTACGTAACCTTTTCTCATTAACTTAACTAAGTCTTCAGAATTTTCATATTTATACTCTAATATATTATACAATCTAGGTGAACCTGTTTGTTGGGACATGCTACTCGCATATATGTACGGCCTTGTAATATTATTTACAGGTTCAGATAACATTTTACCTAAATCTTTAAAAACTAAATTATTTACGCCAAGAGGAGAATATAAAAAGAAAGGTAAGCCATTGTAAGTTACTGCTCTGTTTTTTATCCATAGCGCAGCTTGTATTGGATCCAAGTTTGGTATTATAACTTTTAAATTTTTAGTAGAATCAGTTCCATCTACAACTATGTCTTTATTTATGTAAGTTGAAATTAAACCTCTAATAATATCTGAAGGAGATCCGCTGTAAGACTTATTAACGTTTTGAGCTGCAGCTTCGAACATGTGATATTCTGTACAATGTACTATTACAGTTTCATTTCTTTCATCAAGCTTGATCACTTTTTCTATTTCATCGACAACAAACTCTTTTTTAATTTCATTACCAGTTTCAACCTCTTCAATCTGTTTTATGGCGATAGATAATTTTTCTCCTCCTTGAAAGTCGACTGTTTGTACTATGTTGATTTGATCTATAAAAGATAATCTCATTGTCAAATATGGTTTTTCAATGTGTTCATAAATTACAAACTCGGTTACTACCGCACTTATTTCAACTTCAGACTGCAGACGATCTGATGTTATAAGAGCGCTTGTAAGTACGTATTCAGTAGATCCTTCTGCGGTAGAAGCAACGTCTAATTCCATATTATCCTCTTAAAGCTCTTTTAAAGCTTGAAACCACATTTGCAATTTGACTTGGTTTAATTATTTTAATTTGTCTAAGATTCTCGTTTACTGTAAAATAAACGTCTTCATAAGTTTTTTCAGTGAGTAAACCTCCCGGACCAATAGTTGGATCTATGTCTACTATAACGCCTGAACCATCTACATAGTGTGAAGCCGACTGATACTCTTTTGAACTTGATACTGCAGTCAGAGTTTCAACATCACCGTCTGAATTTGTTGATGAAAACAATTCACCACCTATAGAAAATGCGATGTCTCCTTCAACTATAATTTGTCCTAGATCTATATTTCTTCTTATAATTTTACCAGACAAGCTCGTTGTTCCGCCAGTAAGCGTTTGTCCTACTTTAAATTTATTTGCAAGATCAGCGTCTCTTGTCGTAAGTGTTGTATTAGGAAATATTTTTTTAGTGTATGCATCAAGTTCGGTTCTAACAAGAGGCCAACCTTGTTCTCTAATATCATCGTTAATCAGATAAAAGGTCCAGTAATATAAGGGTGTTCCATACAATTGTATTGAAACTTGATCAGGCCTAAAACCTTCTTGTATTGTATGAACGTTTAAAAACGTGATATTATTCTTAATTTCATCAATTACATCAACGTATGTCGATAAGTTTTGAAATATTACTGTATCAACCTCGTCTCCAAACTTATAAGTTAAGTTTTCAAATTCATTAAAGTACAGCATTAAAATCCCTTTTCTATGTCTTGTTGTTCAATTGCTCTATGTTCAACAAATGATAGTGTCAAATCTGTTTCGTTAGGTTTACCATCATTTTTAAAACCGCCACCTGTTGGATTTATTGTATGTGACATATTTCTTAAATAACATGGAAGTATCTTAGGTATGTTTCTATTTTCTGAATCTTTAAAATTAAATTTAATTTTAAAAGCATTAGGAAAGTTATATCCTAAACTTACATTTGCTTCATCACCTATAGGAACTTTAAACGCTCTAGGATATAATTCTTTTCGAAATATTTTAATTATTTTTTGTATTACTTCACCTTCTTCAGGCGAGGTAGGTATCATTTTAAATTGAAAAGTAAACTCTCTCACAATTACGCCGTTAAATAATTTTCTTACGTTTGGATTAACTATTATTCTGTTAGCAATGCCAGCTGCAGCACCAAGCCCTGAGTTAAGATTTGTAAGAGGATTTCTTTCTATTGCTCTACTGGCAGCTAATCTAGCAGCTTCTGATTCAGCAGCCGCAGACAATCTTAATTGGCCTTTAAAAAAAGTATCAATAAAACTTTTTGCTTCACTTTTAATTTGTTCACCTGCTGCTCTGATTCCAGTTCCGCCGGCTTCAATTCCAGCTAAAGCTGCACCACCAAACGCGCCTAGAGTTGCGTCACCGTAAGAAACACCGTCAACAAATGCTTGAGATGGTGGAAAATACATAGTGATAATAGGAGAGTTTGTTTTAGGAAAAAATCCTAATTTAAAGTTACCAGAGTTAGTGGTACTGTTTTTAACGTTGTTGAATTCTTTTTTAGCGTCTTCTTTAGTTTTAACGAATGATTCAGTAACAGCAGCATCTGACGGTTGAAATAATGGATTACCGATACCGGTGGAAACTCCATCTATTTCATAGTTTCCTAAGTTAGATACTAAGGGATCAACACCATCAATTTCTGGTATGGCAGTTTCGTCTTCAACCTTTGCTTTGGTAGTTTCTTGAGATTGAATATTATCAGTGGTAGGTGTTATATGATTTTTCTGTGATTTACCCGGACTAGCTGTAGTGTATTCTAAAACTTGAAACTTAATTGTTGCAGCGTATGCAGGATTGCCACTTACGTCTATCGGATACTCTAACTTACTAGGACCAACGTCACTTGTCGACAATGGACTTGATATTTTACCCTGTAAAGATTGACCAGTTATATCATCATCTAATCCCATGGCATTAGAATTTTTAACGCTTTTAGCAAATGGGTTACCACCAGCAAAATCACTAAAATCTTTTTTAACAGTTTCTCCTAAAGGACCAGCTTTTTGATTTATGATACTGAGTTCTGACATGTTAGATCCTTATACATATATTAAAGTATTATTTCTTTATTTATATGGTTTATTCAGGTCGTTACATAGTTAAAAACAAATCAAAGTACATAGGTGACTTTAATAACGTTATTTATAGGTCGCTATGGGAACGCGCTGTGTTCAGTTGGTGTGATAAGAATCCAAAGATAAAAGGTTGGTGTTCTGAAGAGATTGTCATACCTTACTACTATGACGTAGATAAAAAGTATCACAGGTACTACGTCGATATTAAAATTGTGTTTGAGGACAAGACTTTGTTGGTGGAAATAAAACCTGAACATCAGACTCTTCCACCGGTCGGTCCTAAAAAAACTAAAAAATATATTTCTGAAGGTTTAATGTATGTAAAGAATATGAATAAATGGGAAGCGGCAGACAATTATGCAAAAGATAGAGGATGGGAGTTTCAGGTATGGACAGAAAAAACATTACAAGAAATGAAGCTCCTTGCAAAGCCTGTACCAGGAAAACTTAAGAAATATAAACCGTTACCATCGTATCGTAAAAAGCGTAGAAAACGATATAAATAGACTTATGAGTAACTTATTTCAAAAACTTGAACTTGAAGCTTTTCGAAAAGGCATCACGCCTCGTACACAAGAATCACGCGATTGGTTTCGTAGAAGAGTGCAACAACTTACGCGCATAAATCGTGAAGCTTTGATGAGAGAAGACGAGATCACTAAAGTTGGCAGACCGCTACTTGGAAGCATGATGATGTTTTTCTATGATCCTAAGCTTAAAGATAAGCTTCCATACTATGATACGTTTCCATTAGTGATACCAGTTGAAAGTGCTGATGGTGGATTTAAAGGATTAAACCTACATTATATTCCACCAGTTTTAAGAGCAAAGTTTTTAGATAGTTTACTTGATGTAGTTAATAATAAAAAATATGATGAATCAACGCGTTTTACTTTAACATATAGATTACTTAAAGGTGCAGCTAGATTTAGATTCTTTAAACCATGTTTCAAACACTATTTGTTAGATCATGTTAAATCACGATTTGCACAGGTACCAGCGCCAGAATGGGAAATAGCCACTTTTTTACCAACAGCAAGTTGGAAAAAATCCAGTGCTGGAAGAGTATATTCAGATTCAAGGAAGATAGCAAATGTCTAATACCGTAGATGAATTAAAAGCTTTAGCCAACACTAAATTAGGATTTGCAAGACCAAATAGATTTTTAGTAACAATGCCAACTAACTTCGGTGGAGGTGGTGGACTTCTTGGAGGTATCATTGGTATTTTAACAGGTGCAGGCGGTGGTGCTTCCGGAAGAGAGTTAAATATATTATGTTCTAATGCAACTTTGCCAGCAAAAATTACGTTAACAAGCGAAAGACGTATCGGCATGGAGTTTCAAAAAGTTGCTTATGGGTACGCTGTCGATGACGTAAGCATGACTTTTTATTTAATGAACGATTATGGCGTAAAAGAATATTTTGATGCTTGGCGTAATACAGCAATACCTGAAGAAGGAAGTAACGCTTTTACAAGTAACTATAAAAGCCAATATGCCAAGACCGTAACAATACACCAACTCAGGCAACCTTTAGCTGGAGTTAGTAAACAAATCGGTCCTATAAGATTTAATGCAGGAATAGGTGGTGGTACTGTTTATTCAGTCGATCTTCTTGAGGCCTTTCCTGTATCGACAAGTGCAATAGAATTAAATAATGAATTAGATGGTTTAGTTCAGTTAACAGTAACCTTTGCTTACACTAACTGGAGAAGATCATCAAATACTCAAGGGTTTATTAATATGGACATTGATACACCTCTTGGTGGAATTGATGTATTATAAGGAGTGAAATGAATGGGATTACCACAACTACGAAATGATGTACCAAAGTATGAGATGATTGTTCCATCAACTAAGCAGGCCGTAAAGTTTCGACCTTTTTTAGTTAAAGAGCAAAAAGTTCTTTTGGTAGCATTTGAGTCAAAAGATCCTAAGCAAATACTTGGCTCAATGCTAGATTGTTTAGAATCATGCGTTCAAGGAATTAACGTACATGAGCTTGCTTCGTTTGATGTAGACTACATGTTTACACAAGTAAGATCAAAATCTGTAGGAGAGACTACACAATTATTGCATCCATGCGAAGAGTGTAATGAAGAAAATGAAGTAAAATTTAATCTTCAAGACGTAAACGTAGCATTAGATGCAGATTGGGATGAAAAGAAAGTTGTTTCAATTACTGACGATATTAGCGTTCAATTAAAATATCCAACTTATAAAGATATAATTAGTAACGACATGTTAGATAAGAAAGACGGTCCAGTTGCTGATTTACTTTTTGAATCTATTATCTCGTGCTTACACAGCGTACAAACTGAAAACGAAAATATACTTATCAAAGATGAGCCAAAAGAGGAGATTGAAAAGTTTATGAACTCGCTAACAAATCATCAACTGGAAAAAATTACAGGATTTGTTGAAAGCATGCCGAGACTGAGTCATAAAGTAGAATATGAATGTAAGAAATGTAAACATAAGAATACTATAGAATTAAGTGGGTTACAAGATTTTTTTTAGTTAACCTCTCTCATGAGACCTTGGAGAATTACTTCAAGACCAATTTTTTAATGATGCAACATTTCAAATATTCTTTATCAGAGTTAGAAGGAATGTTACCGTGGGAGAGAGAGGTTTATTTAATACTACTAAACGAGTTTGTAGAAGAGAAAGCTAGAAACGAACAACAGGTAAGATAAATGGCAACATTAGCAGAAGTAAATAAAACCCTTATAGAAGTTTCTGATAATACAGAAAAAACTAGTGAAGGCATAAGCGCCTTTGTTAGTTATATTGATGAACAAAGAAGAAAAACTTTAGAAGCTGAAAGAGAAGCAAAGGCAGAAAAAGCTAAAGCCGAAGCCGCTGCTAGTAAAGCCTCAGCAGGCGGCGGCGGAAAATCTGCAAGGGCCGGTGGTTTCTTTGATGGTTTTTCTCCCGGAAAGTTACTTGGTGCCGGTGGCTTGTTAGGTTTAGGAGCTTTGACTGGAAGAGCTCTTTTAAGAAGATTACCAGGTCTTGGACTAATAGGATTTGCTGATACAATTGCTGATGCTTTACTTGGAGAAGACTTTCCTAAAGACTTTAAAGAGACAGTATCAAGAGGAATACAAGGTGCTGGTATTGGAATGCTATTAGGTAGAAGGTTTATTCCTATATTTACTGTCTTAGGATTATTAGCAACTGAAGAAAATCAAAAGCTAGTAAAAGATATAGGAGGCAACCTTAAAAAACAATATGAAAAAGCTGTAGAAAATTTAAAGCCATTCTTAGATATGTTACCATCACTAGATACAATAACTAAATCGATTAGTAGTATGGCTACATCAGGTTTAAAAGCCATAAGAGGTTTTACTGAATCAGGATTTGATAGTAAAGAATTTCAGGATAACTGGAAATCAGCTGTAGGATTATTAGGTTCAGTAGCTTTCTTACTCATGCCCGGTAAATTTTTAAGAGCAATAAAGTTTCTTGCTACGTTTGCATTTAATAAGAAAAATTTAGTTGCTGTGTTGGCTTCGATTGCTGCTGGAACTTTTGCATATGATAAGTTTTTTGATGGTGATGGAAATTTAGGTGGAGATGATTTGGCTGCAGGATTGGCAGCAGGCGCTGGTACTTATTTAGGATTTAAAGCAATAAAAGGTGCTATGAATAGAGGTGCGCCTACAGCAAAAGATGATGCCGCTAGAGCTAAACAATATCAACCTAAACTTAATAAACCTGGTACGATCAATAAACAAACAAATAAAGTGGTAGGTGTTGATGGAAAAGATACTGTAGTATCTGGTGATAGTAAAGATGCTAAAAAGTTACAAAAAAATATAAAAAATCTATCAGGCAAATATCCACGAATTTTTTCAGGAAAAGGCATTCTTAAATTCTTAAAAGGATTTGGCCCACTTGCTGCTTTAAGTGGAGTGTTTGCAATGAGTGAAGTTCAAGATGTACTAGCGTCTCAATTACCTGAAGACGAAAAGAAAAAACAGATTGGAAATATATTAGGTACGGAACTTAATATGCTTACGCTTGGTGGAATAGGAGCTGCGATTGGAGGATTAGGATTTGGTCCTAAAGGCGCTGTTTTAGGTGGTACTATTGCAAGTGTATTAGGAGCTTTCGCACCTAACGTTGCTGGTGGATTTCTTGCAGACTTTTTCTTAGGTGGTAATCCAAGACTTAGTCCAGAACAACAGAAAGCATTTAGTGTTGGTGCTTATAATAGAATGATGGAAGGTATGACATCTAAAGGTGGAGTACAAACATTTGGTGATAAAGCTTATATGACTGATGTATCTTCTACAATAGGTATATCAGCACCTGTAAGACCACCAAATAATTTTAGTGATAAGTTACAAAGTTACATGGGAACTGGATTAACAGCATCTGGTGTTGATTATGGCGGAAGTATTGCTTTAGGAAATAATTCTAATAACACAAATAATACATTTAATAGTACTGTTGGTCAAACTTATATAGGATCTGGTCCTACAATTGATATGAAGGACCAGTTCGGTTTTGGACTTTAGTCTTGCTTTGCAAGCTTAGAGAAATAAGATAAAGTATCTTCATCCTCACTGCTTATTTCTTCTGCAGTGACTGGCTCGATAGCCGCGACTGGTTCATTTATTTTTATTTCTTCTTTTACGGTATAGGCACCAGCTGTTGCCTCTTCACCAAGAACTCTCATCAACTTAGCTTTAAGCTCATCATATGATTTATAGTTCTTAGGATTAGTAAACTCAGACAAGTCGTGTAGTTTATTATAGACATCTTCTAACTTGGCTTCGTCTGCGTTTAACAGCGCTGCTGGTGAAGCAAACTCAGACTTATCATAGTTTCTATAACCTTCTACGTTTCTGATCTTAAGTTTAAAATCTGCACCTTCCCAGAAATCAAATGGATCTACTGGAGTTTCATCGGCAAAGTCAGGATTCATAAGATCATATATCTTATCAAATATCTTCTTACCAAACTTATATAAGAATACCTTGCCTTCATTCTGAGGTGCTGAAGGATCGCTTACAACATAGATATTAGTTACATAATGCAACCTTCTCTTTTGAGTTCTAGCTTTCTCTTTATCGCTATCTAAGCCAGTGTTCCATAACTTAGAATTTAATTCACCTACTGGATCGGTTTGACCGATTGATGTAAGTGAGTTCTCGATATACCATAAGCCGGTAGGACCTTTAAAACCATGATCCCAATATCTTACAAAAGGAATATTCTCTTCCGTACCAGGAAGGAACCTGATAACGGCATAACCGTTACCTGCTTTATCTACTGTTGGTTTCCATATTCTATCATCAACATATGACTTAGTCTCGCCACTGCCGGCTGATTCTGCTGCCTTTATAATTTTGCTGATATTAGAACCGCGATTGCGTTTGAGTGTTTGAAATGACATCGTATTGTCTCCTTATTACTGAAATATTGACTGAAGTATAATATTATATATACTAGTTAAATAACGACGAATCTATAGAATTTTTCTTTGGAAGAAAATTTAGATCCATCGCTTCCGCTTCAAGCTTATCTTTTATAACTGGTGATATAAACTTTCGAATGTCTTCGAGTTCTATATCGTTAGTTTCACAAACCTTTATTATTGCATCCATGTATGGAATCTTAAGATCTGCTACGGTCTTTTCGATAAGCTTTGTGAATTTAGACTTTGTTAAAAATTGTTCTTCTATTTTCATTTGTCTAAAACCCTTAATAATATTGTATCTTTGTTGATACGGCCGTTCGGTGAAAACGTTTTGGTAGTTATACCTTTCCAAGCTTCATCAATCTGCTTTGGTGTTTTCGATAAGAACATTGGTAAGTAATCATCAGGCTTACGTAAAGTTACTGCCCTACTTGTCGCCTTATTAAAGTTCTTAATAGTCGAACCTGATATTATAAATCCATTTGGACTGTCTGTAACGTACTCAGTAACGACCTTGTATTTACAGTTAAAGGCATACAACCTAGACTTGTTTGGTATCTGTATTGGATTTATAGATACGATCTTAAAATCAAGATCTTCTTTCTTGTATTGTACCTTTGATACCTGTTTATCAATCGCAACTGAACCTTTAACTTTAACGTTACGAGATGCTTTACTTGCAGACTTAATCCTATCTAAATCAGAAAGCATTTCTTTACAGACTTTAATTCTGTGATTGAGGACTG